TGGATGAACTACAATTTGAAGAGTTGCAAAAAAGCAATCAGCAGGCACAGGATCGTTCCCCGTATGATCCAAATGCTGCTGCTCGTTTTCCTCAAGGATATACACTTGTTCCAGATGTGGGATATACCAATCCTACTGAACAGGTAAATCCTGCTAAAGTTGGAGAGGTTGAAGCAACTGCAAATGTAAATTCTTTGGCATATACTCCAGATGCTTATTATGGTGGTTTGAGTGGTGATGTGGTTATTGGACAATATGTTCCAAGTGAAGGAATTGGTTATGATGAAATTCCATTCAATCAAACACTTAGGGCAGATAATGTCACTTTTAATTCTAATATCATACCTGATATTGCCTACAATCCTACTGACAATATCAGCATTCCTGGTGATCCTGTCAAACAAGACCCGACTGTAGATCCAGAGCAACCTATTACTCCCATTCCTGTGGATCCAGAGCAACCTATAACTCCTGTGGACCCCCCTGTTCCACCAGTTGATCCTCCTGTGGACCCCCCTGTTCCACCAGTTGATCCTCCTGTAGACCCACCAGTTGATCCTGAGGAACCTGAAGATCCAGAAGATCCTGAGGAACCTGAAGATCCAGAAGATCCTGAGGAACCAGAAGATCCAGAGGAACCAGAAGATCCAGAAGATCCAGAGGATCCTGAGGAACCTGAAGATCCAGAAGATCCTGAGGAACCAGAAGATCCAGAGGAACCAGAAGATCCAGAAGATCCAGAGGATCCTGAGGAACCAAATTCAGGGAATCCAAATAATGGATTTGGTAATGGAGATCAAGATGCTCCAGGTAATTCAGGACCCAATAACAACGCCGAAAATGACCAAACTCCAGGAGAACAAGGTAACTCTCATCAAAATAATGGTAATAATGGAGGATCTGGTGGAGGAAATGGAAACCAAAATAATGGATGGGGTAATGGAGATGACACTCCTCCAGGTAACTCTGGACCTCATAACAACGCTGAAAATGATCAAACTCCAAATGGACATAATGATGATCTTGTATCCAGATTTATAGAAGAAAATCCAGTATCAAATGCTCACCAATTCAGTTATAATTGGCATCAGGATGATGATAGTTTCTTAGATTATCAAGAAACTCCTATTGATTTCCAGGATCATATTGATATTCCTGACCTCACTCATTTAGATACTTCTCACTTTGATCATCATGGTGGTGGATTTGATCTTTGACACTTCAGTATGATATCTTGTATAATGGAGAGGAGAAATCCTCTCTTTTTGTTTTTTAATATATAAATTAAGTTAATAATTCTTTGTAAGAAGTTATGAAATTCACAGTTTATTCAAAAGACGGTTGCCCCTATTGCAGTAAAATTGAACAAGTGTTAAACTTGACTGGTCTTGAGCATGTCGTCTATAAACTCAATGAAGATTTTACTCGCGATCAATTCTATTCAGAGTTTGGAGTAGGTTCTACATTTCCCCAGGTAATCTTAAACGATCAAGAACATCTTGGTGGTTGTACAGATACTGTTCAATATCTTAAGGAGCAAAATCTAGTTTAATGGAAAGCACTTTTCATGAAGTTTACTATGATGTAGAAAAAGCAATTGATCTTTCTTTTAAAGGACAATTTGTTTTGAAGTTTTATGATTATTTAAAAGTTAAAGGAGTTCTTAGAAAAGAAGTTGAAGAATTTATTGAAAGTTCAACAGCGAACGAAATTAGTAATCTTGTAATGGATTTGGATGATTATATAGAAGGTGGTTCTGATGATATTCATAAACAACTTCGTGAAGGTTATGGTCATATTCCAAAACCACAGGCAAGAAAAATTAGAAATTATTTGTACAGCATCCTAGAAGATGCTTGGAAATATAGTCATGATAAACGACCAGGACGACGTAAAAAACAAACTAAATAACTCAGAACCCGAAATAAATCGGGGAGTTGAGTTATTACTTAGGAATAGGAGGAAGAGAGAATCAAAACCAAAGACTTTTCAAGTGAAGTTTGGTAAAATGATTTCTCTCTTCCGTAGAGAGTTTCATTTCTTTATAGAATTTCACTTTGATGTTAGGAAAAAATAAACTCTCTGGAGAAAAAAATGGAACCAGCATATGTAATAGCATTCACCGTGATGTTTACCTTGCTCTTTTTTATGGTAGGAAGTATAATTGGTTGGCTAACCTATAGACATTTGTTAGAGACAAGACCTCCATATTTGCATCCAGAGTTCTTTGATGAAAATGGAAATGTAATACCCGACGAAATAGTATCTGTACGATTTGAAAACGATTATGACTACACAGACGAAGACGAAGAAGACAACAACTGAAAAACCGATTGAAACTCTTCCAACAAATCCTTTTGTATTTGAGATTTTAGAACTTGCTTCAAAGCAAAGAAGCAATGCACGGAAAGTGGAAGTTCTTAAGACATATGAACATGAATCATTGAAGTCTATTTTTATTTGGAACTTTGATGAAACTATTGTATCCCTTCTTCCCGAAGGTGAGGTTCCTTATGGTAATGCTGATGAACAGTCCGTTTATGCAGGAAGTCTATCAGAAAATCTTAAGAAAGAGGCTTATGGCGGAGAATCTGCAACAGGACAAGATTTGGATGGAAGAGGAAGAACATCTTTGAGAAAAGAATGGCAGAATCTTTATCACTATGTAAAAGGTGGTAATGATTCTCTTACAACAATTCGTAGAGAAATGATGTTTATTAATCTCTTGCAAGGACTTCATCCAAAAGAAGCAGAGTTATTGATTCTTACAAAGGATAAAAAGATTACAAATAAATACAAAATATCTTTCGAAAATGTCAAAGAGGCTTATCCCGACATTCAATGGGGTGGTCGTTCGTGACAACATCAGTAGGGGAAAAGAAAAAAATGGCAGAGAATAAACCTAAAGTTAATAAAGTTCTGCCGCATGAATATGGATGTGAGGTTATTTTAGAAAAGACCACTCTTGAAAAGGCAAAAGACTCATCGTTCCCTAATGATGCCTATTTAATTTGGTATATTGTGGATGGTGAAGAACATGTTGATCTTACTCGTTGCCATAAGCGAGTAAATCTTTTTGATATGTATTATGATAGGTATGGTCCTGGTGCGGTCCAAAAGATTGATTTTGGATATGGAAGAGTGAATCCCAGACTTTGGGGATATAAACAACCAGAAAAGAAGAAAAGAAAATGAGTGCAGGATTTGGTGGAGATCCAAACCAAGGAAGACTTGGTAAGGACTTAAATGTAACAATTAATTTAGATAATATTGATGATGTTATAAAGCAATATAAAAAAATTAAAAAATATCAGAAATCGTCTCTGTATGCTATTAAAACAATGGACGGCACAGAAGATATTGTGAGTTCATTGATTAAGGAAGCGGAGGAGAATCCACTGTAAAATGGGGAAGCATTATCTACTTAACTTGTATGGATGCTCGTTTGTCCTTTTGGACGACGAGCGTTGTCTTATAGACTTACTAGAAAACGCAGCAGTTGCAAGTGGTGCTACTGTAGTTCAGACCATTTCAAAAAAGTTTGAACCACAAGGAGTTACCGTTCTCTGTTTGCTTTCAGAAAGTCATATCAGTATTCATACCTGGCCAGAAGAAGGTAAGGCTGCAGTTGATGTATATACTTGCGGTGATTGCAATCCAAAGATTGGTTGTGATATAATCATACAGCAACTCTATGCAACCAATCATACATTAAGTTACATAGAAAGGTAACAAAAGATACAAAACAAAAATCTAATATATTAATACGTTCATTTGCTATTTGCAAATAGCAAACGGAAGTAAGGAAACTGAAGGAACGCACCAATACCAAAAGTAAAGGAGCAAAACCAATGGCACTTATTCTCATTAAACAAAAAATGCTGAAAGAACAGCGTTTACGCGAAGCACAACTTTATATGGCATCAAAGCCTATGTGATCGCAGAGAGGGACTTGACTCCCTCTCTTTTTTTATGTATAATTACCTTTGTGAGGTTTGATTTTAATGGATAAAGAAAAGCTTAAACTCATTATAAGAAATCTTGAGTCTCTTGTTGATTGTCTTAAATCTGAAGTGTATTCTGATATAGATTCTTATAAACAACAAGAACCACAATATGAGGAGATTGCACCTTACATTAATGATTATGATGAAGTCTTTTATGATGAGGAAGAAGATGACATCTATGAATCAATAAGAGTAAATAAAAAGTATAAGATTACAAACGATGATGATGGAGATGGACTGTGAAGGAACTCAACGAAGAATTTGAATTCATGAAACCAGAAGTTAAACTTGTTTCAGTAACTCCAGATGCAGAAAAGCATATGGCGTATTGTGCAAGGGTATCTAATCCAAAGAATCAAGACAATCAAAGCTTTGATGGATTACTTA